CTCATCGAAATTTTTGAGTCGCCTAAAAAAGCACCCACCCTCGATATGTCATCATCGAAAGTGATAAACGGCATCGCTGTAGAATCTGGAGCGAAGTCACGGAAAACCTTGGTTGTCACATTAGACAAGTTGGCGGCAACTATTTTTGTTCGTAATGCAGATGCGACGGTAGCCATTAGAGTCCCATCGTTGCGCCGAGAGTCGCTGCTCTACGGTTCAAAGTATTGACTTCTATAGTTGGAGCCATCGCACGTATCCCTTTATTTCTATAAAGAGTAAAATACCTTCTAGTTACGACTGTGACCCTTCGATTTCGCGCCATCTCTACTGCAACTGGACGCCAATTCGGTCGCATTGGAACCTCATCTGAACCGAATTCATGGGCGGCGGCATACTCAGAATCAGCCCAAATGCTTATATTAACTGCGCCAGATTTTTGAAACTTCCCGCCTGCGCCTCTGCTTGGGACTTTAGAAACTCTAAACTCAACACTGTCTCGAAGCATCCCAGTCTGCATGGCAGGAGGCGTACCCCTAGCAGAAGACATAACTTTCTGTTTAGTCACAGCGTGAGTGTACATTCTACCGCCACCGCCGGGTCGCGAATATCCTGCTTGAATCTGTTCTTTCCATTCTGTGCCTATCACCACACCGGCTGGCTTTAACCCTCGGACACCGGCTTTGAAACCGCGAAGAGCGTTAAGCGTTACCGCTTGCGCTAATGCCGCATGTTGCATCTGTTTGTATGCTTTCGCTGCTCCAGCGATATTCCCTATCATTCCGCCACTCCTCTTAAAGCAAGCCTTAAATGAATGGGCGTGTATTGAATGCTGTCAATGTCATACGTCCCATTTATAGTGCTATCAATACCTGCAACAACTATTTGATCGTTGTCAGTAATTGTTGTACCTAAAGGAACAAGAGCGACACAAGTTTCTTGCTGCGCGAACTGTCCACTATCATCTGGGGTCAATGTGTTCACGGTTCTCATGGTGACAGAACCTTTAACAGTCGAATCACTATTGGAGTAAGAAACTCGTCCTTCAGTGTCAGTAGTAGCACTTCTTTGCCGGACAATTAGGGAATGCCGCGCCCCCCGCATTAGAAAATTCCTCTACGGAAAGTACGCCTTACGTGTTTCAAATCGTCGTCAGTGAAACCACCCTGCCCGTTATTGGCCAGTGTGTAACTTGTTCCTTCAACCGAAAGACTTCTCAACCCTTGAGCGTCAGCAAGAACAGCCGACATTTCCCTAGCAGAAGCACGAAGCATTACTGCCTCAAGTTTCTGAGTATCAGAAGCAGACATGCCAGCCGTGTAAGTAACAAGAGCACTAAGCCCCTGTGAAACTACACGCAAGTTATCTATGCCCCACGGGTAAATATCGTAGTTGCTCACCGTTTCAGTGGTTTCGGAACCTAACTCCCCGATCTTTATTGCCGAGACAGCAGTAACAGGATATTCCTTTAAGAAAATTTGCGATTGCCCGATTTGAAGCAAGTGTGCTTCTTCGGTAACGCTCACTCCTGATAACGAACGGTTAAGGATCAAAGAAAGTTCACGCTCTAAAGCGCCAATAATTGAAGACGCCGCCGTCTGTTCACCAGAGTCAAACGTCTTATTCATGTATTCTTGTAAATCGAGATAAGTTATGACAGCCATATCACTAGCCTACGCTTAAAGATGCCCGTAATCGGTTAGGCTTCGCCCTCCTCTAACATACGTTTGGCCCTCATAATCAGAAGGCGTTCACGGGTGCTCTTACCACCCCAAATTCCGTAACGTTCTTTGTTGTTGAACGCATACTCTAAGCATTGAAGCACAACTGGGCACTGAGTGCAAATTTCTTTGGCCGCTCTTAAAGATTGAGTATCACCGGGCGAAGGAAAAAATATTGACGGGTCTTCAACCCCGGCGCAAGCCCCTTTTTTCTGCCACTCTGGTCTCTCTACCCAAAAGGGTGCTCCGTTTTCCTGCATTTATATAGTTTCCCACATAAATACAGAGGCAGTGGACTTATAGGTTATTCAGGACCTATATTTCTCCACTTGTTACACTTCTTGCAAGTTTCCCATTTCCATTTTTTATCTTGAGGCCATGTCTCTCGATACTCAACATGGTGAGATTTCCAAGAGTGGTCACATTGTTGCTTGTTCGCCATTATTCTCCCCAACAATGTTCGGAAGGATACCAGTGAGAAGTCCCTTGACTTGTTTCATATAAAAGCCAACTAGCGATGTAAACATTATTTTCTGGGTCCATAATGTCGCCGCCGGGAATTCCCGCTTTCGTGCTTCGTTCTTCCCAAAACTTTGGAAGATGCTGAAACCATCCTGCTGCCCCACTTGATCTGTTAACAGCATCAGAGGTCGTGTCTTCTGGGAACCCAGTAGATTCACAAAACGCTACACGCAAAGCCCATTGCCTATCTTCTGGTTCAAAATACTTATCAACTAAATCCTGAAGAGTTAATGGAGGTTCAGGTAATTCAACTTTTGATATTTCGTTTTCAACCCAATTCATATCTAATTGAGACTCAGGGAAACTAATAGTTGTAGTACTTGTTTGCACCGGGGCTACGACTGGCTGGTCACGAACTACCCGAGTGTAACCAGCCCGCTTAGGTTCAGTCGGTGCTGTCTGACTCTGAGTCAGAGGAAACAGTATCGTCAAGATTGCTAATATTGCTAGTGTCTTCATCGTTTGGTCCTAACCTATCTGACAGCCCTAATTCAAGGGCTTCAGCAGGATTGTCATGTTTCCACGTGTGGTGCGCTCTACATAGGACTTGGCAGTTATCGGGGTCTAACCAATCTCCGCCTCGTCCTCTTCCGATGATCTCATCAACATCTAGAGGACCCCAGCATTGGATATGTTCGAGTATTTCTTTAGCAGTACAAGTATACCCGTCCCGCTTTAGAACTTCCTCCCTCACACGTGTACGTTTGTTCAAATCTTTCCGCCGCTTATCGCTCATTGGCTTAAGCGGAGTCTTTCGACGCAGGGGAGTATTCCTACGTAGTGGTCCTGATCGCTTCAAAAGAGGAAACCTAGAATAGGCGTTTGTTTAAGGTAGGGACCTGATCTTGACGATCAGTAGGTCCGCTAACTTTAGATTCCATAGCAGGAACCTGTGCTGATTCAACGCCATGTTTTTTGGCGAAATCTGGAGAAACTCTTTCACCTTTACGGCCTACAAGTTTCTTCGCTCCGTCCTTTTCTTCATAAATATCAGAAGTAAGGATAATTGTTTTCATAAGGTCAACTGTCATACACGCAGTCTACACATCTAAAAAGAAAAGTGCGAGAGTGAAAACTAAAAAATCGGGCCACCGAAGTGACCCGATTTTTAGTCGCCCTCCTAAAAGGTGGACGCTAAGTCGATTACAGACCAGTTACGGTTGCGAAAGACTCTGGGCGCTTCACAGCAAGAGCAACTCTTTGCTCTGCGAGAATTGCCACTGCATTACGTACAAAGTAATCGCTATGGTTCTCGCTAATGCGTACAGAACCTTCCATGCGATCGTACAGAGTTGCACCTATGCCGAAAGCACCGAGCAAGGCTGTGGTTTCCGTAATTGCTGAAGTTTCAACAACTGGAAGACGCCATAATCTTGCTTCACTGCCCATAGCAATGGAAGCAGCCATCATGTGACGGTTGTCTCCATCTTTTTCCATCTCTAATGCTTCAAGGTCATTAGGGTGGACAATGATGCCGGTTGGCTCATAGTAGGCAAGAGCGACTTTGGTGATACCTTTACGTACCGCGTCGATGCCTGTGTTTGAGGCTTTGGCTTGAGTGCTGATACCACTTGTTTGAGTAATACCAGTTAGGTTAGTGCCTGAACCGTTTCCGTTAAGGATTTGATCATCCTCAACCAAACGAAGGCCATAAAGCAACTCGTTGTCGATAATTCCACGAAGTGCGGCTTCATCGTCAAGAGTGTTGCGGTGTGCAACTTCATAGTGACCAATAGTGCGTACTGGTGCTTGCGTACCAGCGATGGTCAAAGCGGACTGTGCCATTGAAGTGAAAGTTTCAGGAGAACCTGAACGTTCGCTTACAGTTGCTGCGTTGTTAGTAAATCCGGTTACACGGAAGTACTCAACTAGGTTTGTGTTGGTTTGTTGAACATTGAACAAGTCACGAACACGCATTGCACGATGTGCACGTTCTACAATCGCATCACGTTGCGGAGTTCCAAATTGACTTGGAGTACCGGAAGGAAGCGTTGTATAAACGTCTTTACGCTGCCACATTCCACCAAGGTCTCCCTTGAAGTTATATGGTGCGTTCATGGTGTAACCATTACGGCCACCATCTAATGCTTTGTATTCGTCACTATCTACGAATGCTTGACCAACGGACGAAGGTACGCTTTTGGCTTCAAATGCTGGAGCGGCTTCTGGAGCAGGAGTTTCCTCTGCCCAATCTGCCATTTCCTTTTGACCTTCTAAAGCCTCAATTTGTTCACGTAGTGAACGAGCCTTTCCAAGGTTTTCGCGGAATGAAGTCAGGTGCTTGGCCTCGACCTGAATATCTGGTCCACCTTCTTCACGATTTGCTTCTGCGTGAGCAACGATTGAGTCGTTGTCTGCAAGAACATCACGAAGGGTAGACTTTAGTCCCTTAAGGTGGGAATCTACTGCCATTGTTTTACCTCTTTGGTAATAGTGGGTGTACAAGTTTACACAAGGTAAGCACCTCGCTGAATAGTATTCTTACACACTTACGGTGTAAGCCTATGTGAGGGGTGTGACATTTGCCACATACATTAAGTTGACCGGTTCATTCGTTCAGGTCAAGATCGCCTTCGTCATCAAAGTCATCAAAGTCATCATCTTCTTTATCTTCCCAAGATTCAAAACGGCTGGCGTGTTTCATAGGATCGAAAACAACTGTTCCGCCATAAGTGACTCTGCTCGGCCAGTGAAGACAACTCAACTCTTTCGATATGCGGGCAAGCGCTGCCGCCGCAACCATAGGAGGAACCGAACCAAGATCAACATGATTAGGTTCAGAAGGATCGTCAAAAGAGAGGACGATAGTTATTACCGGGAATTCAGAAGCCTGCGGAATCTCAGAATCGAACCCCTCATATTCTTCAGGCTTTGTAGTACTCGCCTCTGAAGATGGCCTCGCCTCTGGAGATTGGAACGAGTTCGACATCAAAATTACCATTACCTTCTTCGTAAGTTACTATTGCAAAACCTTGTTGCCAGTTTTCCACTGCATTGACTGGTCTTCCGTGAGGGTCCGTAGAGCCCTTCACGCCGGGCACAGAACCGTCGATTCTACAGAGGCAACCGGGAGAAGCCGCAAGACTTCTTTTTGCTCCCTCAAAAGTTCTACGTGTTTTGTGCTGCAACTCTATTCTGTGGATATGCCCATGAATGATGCTGGTCCGTTCATCATCTACAACCGCTTTAGCAGTCGAGCCATTACTTCGAGTTACGTGGCCGTGTATACATGCAAGGTTTTGGTTAATCCAATAAATCCCAGCAGGGTAACCGCCAACATATTCAACTTTTAGATGATCTTCGTCGAGTCTTAAAAGGAAAGGAACAGACAAAGCAGGCCAATCTTCTGGAACGTCTGCACGCTTCAAGTGAAGAGCAGCAGCCGTATTGTTCGTTACTGCCTTTTGTAATCTTCGATCATGGTTTCCTTCTACAAGGACTATGTGAGCGTCAGGAGCATTTGCTCTTTGCTCGCATAGAAACCTGTAACCTCTGTCGATAGAAGCCTGCGAAGTTTTAGCAAAAGCAGGTTCTTGTTCATACTTGCCGAATTCTGCGAAGTCGAGAAAGTCGCCCAAGTTTACTATCAAGTCAGGATCAAGTTCTCTGGTGATCTGCATAGCAACAGACATCGACTCTTCATGGTGGAAAGGGTCCATTGTTCCGTCTTCATACATGCGGAACCCGATCTGAGGATCAGGAAGAATGACTGCAGTCTTATATTTGCTCTTGGCTTTCTTTTGCTTTGGAGCAGGTTTAATCGTTATAGGCGCTGCTTGTTGGATCGTTGGCCATTCAGGTCCTTCAGACCAAGCAGGACTAATAACAACAGAGACGCCACCAAGATCATGGATTTCGGCTTCGCCTTCTTCGTTCTTAGTTATCCCTTGCCATTCAGAGATGCGAACCTTTTCAATAGTTCCTATCTCTTCTGCCTCGATGCCTGATCTTTCTAAAAGATCGGCTATTTTGCCTAATCTAGACTTTGCTAGGTCTTGCTTGAAATCCCCAGCGAGATCGGTTTTCTTTTTAGCGCTCATTTAGCGACATTCCTAATGCGCCAGTTTTTAACAGCGTGCCAAGAAATTGGCCAACCCCGTTCAGACAAAACTTGAGATATTCTCTGGTTTTGTACACCTTTGTCGTTAAGTGCGGCTAACAAAGATTGCTTGTCGTCGTCTTCCATAGAATCCATAATTTCATCTATGCGTAAACGCGGCGTTCTATTTGTTTGTCGCGACATTTCTGAATACAGGTCACTCATGTGAACAGCCTTTCTAGTTGTCCACATCATTTTAACACACAACGCGTCCTACGTTGTGCGACCTATGGTTCTTTAATTATTCTCCGAGGTCAGAGAAGGAAAGAAGGCTTTGGAATTCTGATAGTTCTTTGAAAGAAAGAGTATCTTCTACTTCTTCTTCAACTTCTTCTGCTTTAGCCTCTTCGACTTCAGCATCGGCAACTTCAGTTTCAACTACTTCTGCTTTTTCGGATTCTTCTGATTCTTCAGCCTCAGCCTTTTTAGGGGCTTTCTTTGGCTTTTTAGCATCAGCATTTCCAGCAGGAGTTCCTTCTACTTCCATTTCTTCAGGGGTGGAAGTACCACCGTGAGAAAGGTTAGCAACAACGTCAGGTGCATCTTCGCCAGCACCTTCAACACGTTCATCTGAACCTGCATCAGTATTTGAGAAACCAGCGGTATCGCCAGCCTTCTCTTCTAAGTCTTCTAAGCGTTCAGAAAGAGTGTTAAGTGCTCTTACTGCATCGCCTAGTACCGTTTGAAGATCACTACCGGCTGGTGCGACCTCTTCCTCGGTGGTCTCATTGATTTCGGCATCATTAGCCATAATGTCCTCCAGTAGGGACTTGATTTCGGATATTTCCGCTCCTTTATATATTAAGGAGTCAATTTCTTCATGGTCGAACCCAGAAAGATTTTCTTTTAATTCCATCACGGAATCAAGATACTCGTCTGACTTCAACGCAAGTGGAGTTTCACCACTCTCACGATAATGGCGTGCCAAATGATTGTAAACGCCTTTTCTATCGCTACCTCTTAGAACAGTACCGCCACGGGCACCATTCAAAGAACCTATACCTTCTCGAAGCCCACCAAGTGCGGCTGCACCTGCTCGGCCATCTGATCCAACATAATGATGGATAAAAGAGTAATTCGTTTTATAGTTCGGGTCTTCGCCGTCTTTATGGAAGGCGAAAATGTCTGAGTAATATTCTTTGTCCGCTGGCGACCTAACATTCTTGTACATCGCTGGTTTCCACGGACGATCATCTGCATAACCTACAGCGTGGCTCCTGATTGGGCCTTTTTGTTCTTCTATGTCGCTTAATTCTTTAGGCTCAACGGGTGTTTCTTTAACACTTACAGTCGAGGTTCCGGGAGCAGCGCCAAAAAGAACTGGGCTGTATTCGTACCATTCAAGAGACTTAATAAAGCGGGTTTGAGATTCACCCTTCATTTCGGATTCGCCTTCTGGAACTGAATAGCCGATTGACCATTCTTGTTCTC